TATTGTTACCAGTATAATTGGTAGCAGTAGTAGTTGCCTGTGGTACAGTTGAATATGCTTGAGCAATCGTGAATGGTGACAATGCTTCTTGACCAGCGGACACGCTTGTGGCGGCTGCTGATGTGTCAGTCAATGACTGTGCGTAACGAACACGCAGAGTGTGAATTTGACCAACTGGGCCTGTCATTGGCTGAACGCCAACCAATTCGTTAGCGATAACGGTTGGCATAACACGACGGATAACTGGCAGAATCACACGGTTAAGTGTGGCGATGTTGCCAGATGCTGTGGAACCAGCACTTGCGTTCTCTTTCAAATACTTGCGTGTATTCTCAAGGATAACGCCCATGCTGTTGCGCTTTGAGCCGTTAAGACCTTCGAGCAATGCTTCTTTGGTCTCGCCCCAGCGGCTTTCTAATAGTTCTTGTGACATTTAAGTCTCCTTATTTAATTATAACCCTGCCAGGCGCTTGAGGTCGATCACATTACTACGATCTTCCTGTTGACCACTTGGAACAGATTTATCCCCAGTTGCTACTGAAACGTTTTCTGTAATCACTTTAGTGGCTTTTACAGAGCGGTCTTCCAATACTGCCGGCAGATACTTTTCGAATGCGTTTTTCAAACGGGTTGTCTGTACGCTTTCAAGCAAATTACGCATAACATCTTGCTTTTCCCGGTTTAAGGGAGCCAGCAACATTTCCATGGTGCTTTCGCGCTCATTGGATTCTTTGATGATACGTATTTCACGTTCTTTTGACTCTACAACGACTTTGGCTCGTTGTGCGAGTTTGATGGCTTCCGCCAATTGCTTGTCCTTGCGAGACAATGCACTATACAACTTGCGAACTTCTGCTTTCTCATTCAGGTGAGTAGCACCAAATTCACTGGCGTATGCTTCAAAGATACGACGACCGAAATTGTTCTCGCGAGCAATTCGGATGTCTTCTTGCAATTGTGAAAGTTCTGTCTTTAGATGACGGCTAACTGCTTGACTCATTTTGTGAGCACTTTCCTTAACGAAACGTGTCTTCAATGTTTCAAGTTTTGCACGGGCTTCACGGACCAAGCGGACTTTTGTTTCCACCACGTCACGTTTGTCTGCGGCAAACTCTTGAATTTCACGAGCCAATGCATGCACCATGAAGTTCTCGAGTTTAGCGAGTCCTTCTGTGTGCATCTTACGGTCTTTGCGCAATTCGCCAATTTCCTCTGCAAGTTTTGTCACCAAGAAGCCGTTGAACTTCTGTGCTGACTCTTTAATCTTGTGTTGGAAACGGACACGGTCTTCGGCCAAGTTACGCTTTTCAGCGGCTACCTGGGCGATTTCTGCGGCCAAACCTTCTGTTACCATTTTATCCAAAGCCTCTACCATCACTGACTTGTCATGCTCATAGCGTTGTGCGAACTCTTCACGTAGTTCTGCACGAGCCTGTTCACGAGCCTCACTTAACTTGGCTTCCCAAGCTTCTGTGATCTCTTGACGAGTTTCCTCGGTGATCAGGTTGCTATCTAGCAATGGTTTGATTGCATCTAACATTAGTAGATTCTCCTTAGATCTTGAGTTCTCTAATGAGTTTTACAACTTCATTTTTGAGATACTTCTGCACTTTGTTGTCTTCGCCCGCTTCCTTGGCTACCTCTAACAGTCTATGACCGTACTTCATATTCATGAGACTTTCATATATTGCTTTAGGGTATGCATTGGGTGCGCTGGGTTGAGCAACCACATCTATAGTGACAATTTCAAAGTCACTTACATGTCCTGTTCTGTCGTCAACGTTACCGCTGCCACGACTTGAAACTCCTAATTTCACTCCAGATGTCAACAACGTCTTGATCAACTCGCCCATGGGGGTTGGTAAAATCTTTAATTTGCCGCATCCAGCATCGCCATCCATCCACATACCTTCAACTGAGTGACACACACGATCTAGATTAATTTTCAAATCATCTGGATGATCTACTTCACCTAACACTGAGTTACCGCTTTTGATTTGCTCATTAATTGTGTTAACTGCCTTGCTGATTTCGTGCATTGGATAAACGCGGTCATTTGCATTGCGCTTGTTGCCTTCAATACAAATACCTTTTAAATAGAGGTGCTTACCTTGGCCATCTGGTCCAGATTCTTCTAGAACCTGAATGTTGGCCTGGTTAAAGGTAAGTTGTTCTCTTAGCGTTTTCATGTATTAACCGCGAGCAACTGGGCTCTTTGTGTTAACACCTGTTGCTTGTGCCAAGTGTGGTTTGGTAGCAGGCTTGGGTTGTTGACCTTTGGACTGAGCAGGCGTATTGCCCACTTGACCGATCAAGTCTTTTGTAGAGTTGCTGTAAGCACCGGCTGCATCATGCTTGCCACCGCCTTCGCCACCTGCGTGAACTGGTTTGACTGTGTTGCCAACTGGACCTTTTGCACCTGCGTTGGCTGCAACCGGGCTCTTAGAATAAGCGCCTTGATCGCCAGTGACTGGCTTTGGAGCGGCTTTCAATGAAATTGCTTCCATCATTTCGCCTGTGTCATCCATTTCAATTGCGTCGCCGCCTTCGTCAGGACCAAAACCGTCGCCGTCGCCCATGTCGTCACCGCCCATCAAGTCTTCAAATTCGGCCATCAACTGGTCCAATTTGTCTTCAAGATTAAGGATGTCATCTTTGGATGCTGGCTCGCCGCCGTCTTCGTCATGCATGTCTTCGATGTCATGAGTAAGATCAGCACCGGCTTCTTCAGCGCCGTCATCAAACTCAGCGTCTGATTCTTCGCTTTCCATGCTCATGTCTTGCTCTTCATCGGCTTCAATGTTGTCGATCAAGTCGTCACTAGCGTCGCCGCCCATGGCATCTTCATCAAGTTCTTCTTCTTCAGAATCTTCATCAAGTTCTTCCTCAGCGGCCTCGTCGAGGTCTTCTTCGGCTTCTTCTTGCATCAAGTTCTCGTAAATCTCACGGCTTTTGGCCACAACGATGTCATGGAAAAGTTCGCGAGCTTTTGCTTCTTCATCATTGATCACGTATTCGATCAATTGTTCAAATCTGTTCATAAGGGAACTCCTATAGGTAAAGTGTAATGTTATTTACACACTAGGAGAAAAACTAGCGGTTTATGGGGTCAAAATGACGATAAATTACATCGCCGGTGCTTCAGGAGCAGGCGCATACTGCTGGCGCACCAATTTGAGTTTGTCTTTGTATTCAACTGTGCGGATGTCATTCATTTTGCGCAGTTTGTTCAACTGACGTAGAGTCAGATGCGTTTTACGCAAATCGCCCAGTTGTGTTTGGCTGTTGTCTTGTGCTAGATCCTGGTAGGCTTCAGGATCTTTGTGCCAAAATTCGTGTAGTATCATAATGAATATTTATGCTGGCGGGGCGCCTGCGCCGCCTACACCCCCGGGTACTACAGGGCCAGCCGGTGCTGACCCCACTTCAGGTGTGCCTACACCTGCTGGTTCCATTTGAGCAATTTCTTGACCAGTGTCAATATCGGTTTGCATGGCACCTGGTGTAATGCCCACCGCACGTAGATCGCTACCGGCCACTTTGAGTTCAGGATTTTCACGTTCTTCGCGCCACATGTCTTCATTTTCTTTGACTTCGCCTTCGGTCAAGCCCAAGAAGCGTTCAAGCAAAAAGCGTTTTGACATGTAAGGCAAGGGTTCCAGTTGCATAAACGCCTGAATACGTGTGTTGTCCAGTTCACTTTGACGGTAACTTGCAAAGTTTTGAGGGGCATTAAAACCCAATGAGAACAAGCCTGAGTCTATATTGAACCCGCGCCACTTCAAGAACATCTTGAATTCGTCGTCTAGTTTCTGCGCAATCAAGGCCTGTAAACGTTCACAATACTGGTTGAATCTGTACTCTTGTATCAAGGCCGTGCCTACTTTTCCGTCGCTCAAAGCACGGTCTGAGTCATCAGGACCGGTGGGCAAGTAACTGCTGGGCACACGCAGACCACGGGCCATTTTGTTGTTAAAGTATTTTAAATCGTCGATTTCGCCTAGATTAGCACCGCCTTGTAATGTTTCTACTGATGAGCCACGACCGTCTTGTCCTTGGGGAAAGAAGTAGTCTTCGTTGATCGAAAGTGGATTGTAACTTGAATCCATCATGTTTTGGCCGCCACCTGTTATGGTAGGGATTCTACGCTGATGCATTTCATTTTTAACACGTTCCACAAACTGCATGGCCAGGTGGCTGGGCATATTGCCCACGTCAATTTTAAAAATTCTGCGTTCTGGAGCACGGCTCACACGATAGATAAGAATAGCATCTTCCAGCAGTTCTTTCTGTTTGTAAACCTTGTAAATCTGTTCTAGTATACTGCGTCCAAAAGGCCAAAACACATCTAAACCTTCGTTCAAACTGCAATGTACCACGTGCTTGGCATCGATAGTGGCTTCATTCATGGCATGCATAAAGCGACTATTGCCTACACCGCCACCAGCACCGCCGTTGGGCATGGTGTAGTTTGAACTGCCACTAATAGTACCTGTCACAGGATTTGTCATGTAATCTGTGGTGGTCTTGGCTGCCACAGTCATGTTTTGGAAATTGGGATTGATATCACGAATAACGTACTGTTCAGGGCGTTTGCCTTCTGATTCGTTCACAATAATACGCATGACCTTGCTCATGTCCACCCAGTACATTTCGAATGTTTCTGGATCACGCACAAACACTTGATCACCGTACTTGATGGTGTTGCGGAACAGTTTGAAAATGCGCTGGTCTAGTTTGTTTAGTTTGACCCACTGTTGCATCTGCTTCTTGATGATTTCAATTTCGTGATCGGTGGGTTTGTCGTTGTATTTTACATCAAACGGTGTGCCGTTTGTTTCACTCAGTTGTGTGGAGAACTCAGCAATGATGTCCAAACAGGCATTGACTTCTGAGTCCATGTCCATGTTTTCGTACTGATTGTAGCGTTCCACACGGTTAGGGTGACCTGAGTAAACTTCTGGCAGTCGGCTTGCATAGTTGCGAAACACAAAGTCTGCTTGTGTTGCACCGCTGTTGCCGTCGTTGCGGGGATAGTTTGGTAAACCAAATTGATTTGATCCCGAAATAGGACTTTGTACTCCAGAATTGTCTGCAACCTTGAAATACTTGCGCCACGAACCTTGTTGTTTATCTGCCATAGTAGTTTATTTACCGTGATCAAGTTTGCATACGCAACATCTTGTTGGAGATATCATTGTTGTCTTTTTGTGCTCGCAACAGATCATCCAGTTTGACCACTGACTGTGCTAACAACCCGTTCATAACATTGAATGCACCCATGATGTCGTTGTTGGGTGTTACTGATGCTGGACCAGTGATCAGTTCTGGCTTGCCGTTCTCTCCAGCAATGCCTAATTGCCCAGCAGGCACATTACCACCGTCCTCAAATGCCGGAATCTCCACGTGGAAGTGTCCAGCAGTGGATTTAGAACTGGGGTTGTTGTATTCATCTATGGCTAAACTGGCACCCATTTGTTTGAGCCAGTTTGTGATTTGTTTTCCGTCTTGTGCGCTGGGTGCTTGTGCTGTGGTAAAGTCTGCGGCCAAGCCCTGTGTGTGTTTGCTGGATGATGCATTTTCTTGATGAAAACGATCGTTAAATGCCGAGAAGTATCCAAACCCTGGCACACCTGACTGTATGGCCCGGGCCATTTGGATCAGTTTGGGACTGATGCCTGCGCCGGCAGCCTGCACATCGCCTGACTTGACATTGAGTCCAAGTTTTGTTAAGTCTGCTTGTGATGTTGCTTGCAGTCCTTGACCCCCGCCCATGCCCATGATGTTTGATGCCTTGGGCATTTGCAGGCCACCACCGCCAAACATGCCCATCATACCAGAGAACATGCGTCCTATGGTTGATCCAGCATCCTTGGGATCATTGTCTTCCACTTGGTCAATTACATCTTTCATGAAACCGCCATAGGTATCAAAATAGCGTTTTTGCAGGTCACTAAACTGTTTCTGACGCATGGTATCCACATCAAGAGTTTTTTCTTGTGTTTTTACGTCCTTGTACATGTCTTCAATGGCTCGGGAGAAATTATCACCCACGGCAGCGCCTGTGCTGAGTCGGTTGTTAGGTACAATATCTCCAGCATCCTTGGGTACAAAAATTTCCGGACCGTTCTCGCCCACAAGGTAAGGTGTTGACTTGCTAACAGGGCCACCCACAGCACGGCGTTCTGGACCAGATGCTTTGTCTGCTTGTTTACCTAAGGCACTACCACCAAAATAACCTGCGGCGCCCCCAACTAAACCTCCCAGTACTGCGCCAACAGCGGTGCCAATTCCTGGTGCTATAACAGTACCCAATGCCGCACCAAATTCGCCACCTGCGTAGGCTCCTGCCAGGCCAACACCTACACCTCCGGCAAGTTCTGCTTCACCTTTTTCTGCAATCTCTCCTGATATCTTACCCAGTGCTTTAGCAGCCTCCAAACTAGCATCGGCCATTTTTTTCATGGCCCTCTGAGCATTGTCAGCATTGCTCATCAAAATCTGCTCCATCTGGCGATTGTTTTCAATTTGCGATTGTATCAATTCAGATTGTTTGCGTGTCATTGCATCGGTTCCGGCCAACTGATTCTTTTGATCTGCTAGAATTTTATCGTAGTTCGTGACCAAGTTGCCTGTGGCCATCTGACTCAGTTTCAACTGCTCATGTAATTCACCAAATGTGTTGTTGTAGGCCCCAAATTGTCCCAGTGTGGTACCTATAGTATTGGCTGTTTGTTTAATGGCCAATCCAGTAGTTTGTGCAGCCTCAACCTCACTCATTCTTCCTTCAATAACTAACTGACTGGTACGAAGCATTTCGCCATTGCTGGCCAAGTTGGCTTTTTGCGCATCTGCGTTTGACAAGTTGCCTGTGATTGATGCCTGGAATGCTGACGCCGTTTGTGGCCCGGCAGCTTCATAGATTGAATTTAGTTTCAGCAATCTTTCTGCGGCTTCTGCTTGGCCGTTATTTCTTAGTTCTTGAATCTTGGCCGCAAACTGTTCTTTCTGCAACGCACGCTCACGTTGCTGTTCCATCTCTTGACGACTCTGACCTGTAAGTTTGGTCAGTGCATCTTGTTCTTTCAAGTAGGCCACAGCACCTGCAGCCAACTGCTGAGTTGTCATGTTCTGTGCTTGGCCCAGGCGTGTTTGCAGTTTAATGTATCCTGCCATACCTGCATTGATGTCTTGTGTGGTCAAGCCCAGGTTCATCAGTTCCACACGATTGCTTGCGGCTGCCTGCCCCATTTCAGCAATGCGTTTTCTACCATCACTAACTGATCCAGCAAACAACGCAAAGTCTTTGGAGTTCTCCGCAACCAACTGAACAAAACTGTCCCGTTCGTTCATGCTTAGTCCCAGTTTCTTAGCATCACCAAACAAGCCCGACATGCCATCGGCAGCAGCTCCTCCTGCTTTGCTAAGTCCTTGATAGCCTTTGTGTAGTTTGTCCACGGCCTCTAAGGTCATTTGTGTGAACTTGATGTATGCCACAGTGGCACCAGTCACAGCCGCGGTTAACGCTTTGATTGCTATTCCGCCAGGTATCATCAAGGCCAAGGCTGCGCCTGCTGCCATAGCCGCTGACGCCATTTCATCAAGTGCTCCATTAAAGGCTGCGGCACCTTTTTTGCCTTCGGCCATGGCTTTCATGGTACCTAAAGCGGCTCCACCTAGACTTTCTAGAGATTTGGCAGCCGATGCTGTGCCAGCACTGAAGTTGTCAATGCCATATTTGGCTTTCATCTCTGCATCTTTTTTCTGTTGAGCAGTTTCTCTAGTGACTTGCCCAAATAAGGCCAGATCACGTTGGACCGCGGTCATCGCTTCGGAAAGTTGTCGTTGTGTATCAGAGATATTTTCAGCCATGTTTTTTACCCATAAGTATAGGTATATTTATAGGTGAGATATGACCCAAACTGCGAACCCGCTGAAACAATTTTTTAGACAACCAGCAATTTATTTGAGTTTGCCATCAGGTGGTCGCCATTGGCCCGCTACGGCATTGGCCATGCCCGAAAATCGAGAGTTGCCAGTTTATCCCATGACTGCCATAGACGAAATAACCTATCGCACTCCGGATGCACTTTTCAACGGACAGGCTGTGATCAATGTGGTTCAAAGTTGTGTGCCCAACATCAAAAATGCATGGGAAATACCTGGGATTGATTTAAACGCTGTGTTAATTGCCATTAGAATTGCCAGTTACGGGCACGAGATGGAACTGGCTACAAAATGTCCCAAGTGTGAAACTGAGTCAGACTTTGGTATAGATTTGCGCATGGTTCTTGATAGTATCCAGGAGCCTGACTACTCAACCCCGATTCAGCATGGTGATTTAGAAATCACACTCATGCCTGTGAGTTACCGAAATCAAAATCAAGTGGGTCTCCGACAATACGAGCAACAGCGTAGTGTGCAACAGATTCAGAATGATCCTAACATGAGCGATGAGGAAAAAATCAAACGACTCAATGAAACCATGCACCTGATCACAGAACTCACAATTGAAACGCTCAAATACAGCATTGCCAGCATACGCACACCAGATACACTGGTAACCGAAATTGAATTCATACGTGACTTCCTGGTCAATTGTGATCGTAAACTGTATCAAGAGATTCGAGATCGTGTAATTGAACTTCGAAATTCGAGTGAACTCAAACCATTCGAAGTTGTGTGCCCTGAATGCAGTCACAAACACCAACAAACACTTACCCTGGATCAAGCCGCTTTTTTCGGGGTCGCCTCCTAAGCCTGTCGACTGAGGAAATTTCTGCCATGATAGACGGCATGGAAGAGGAGGCAAATGATGTCCGGGCAAATTGTTTAAAAATGAGTTGGCATCTACGCGGTGGCGGCACATATGAAGATGTCATGAACATGAGTTATCAGGAACGCACCCTGGTAGCAGAGTTGATCAAGAGCAATCTTGAAACCACACAAAAATCAAAATTAAATTTCTTCTAATGGAACTGGAACAAGTACGAGCAGATATAGAATCCTGGATTGAGAACTTTGTGGAAGTTCCACATCCTGCCTTGGGCGGTTTTCCTCCTTGTCCGTTTGCACGGTCAGCAAGACTCCGACGTACCTATGGAGTGTTCTTGGGTGCTGACCCTTTGTATGATTTAAAGAATCGTGCCAGGTATGGCATGGAAAAGTATGAAGTTGTTATCTATGCCTATGACCCTGCAGAGTGGTCACGTGAACTGTTTGCCAACAGCATTGAACTGGCTAACAAAGAAACTTTGATCCCCAGAGACTTGATTGCCATGGAAGATCATCCTGGCGATCCAGAAATTGTCAACGGAGTCACAATGAATCAAGGTACCTATGCACTGGCATTGATACAAGGCTTGAGTGATCTCAATACCAAAGCAAAACAAATGTCTGCTCGTGGATTTTATCACGACTGGCCGGAAGAATACTTGCAAGGCCTATTCCATCATAGACAGGATCCAAGATGACCTATCAATTTGCCAGAATAGATTTGAGCAAGACCAACTACGAACCAACTGTAAAGTGGGAATACCTTCGTGACCCGGACATTGCAAAGTTGAATCAGATCTATAGAGATTATTGCAAATACAAACACTTTGCCAGCGTCATGCCCATATTTGATAGTCGCTATCTAGATCCAATAACCGATGTGGTTGGCTACTACGATAACAGCAAATTGGTAGCGTTCAGTTTAATTCGACGCTATGACAAGGAAAATGCCTTGTGCGATCAATTTGCATGGAACTATCACAATCCTCGATTGCGGTTAGGGATAGAAACAATGAAAACAGAGTGTGCTATCTACAAGGCACGAGGATACCGATACTTGTATCTTGAGCAAGCACACCTGTACAAATCTGAAATAGACGGATTTGAAATACTAGGACCACTGGAGTAACTATGGATTTATATACAATTTGGGCAGACAAAGAAGGCGACATATCAGATTTAGACTGGGTCAACGGAATGAAAAGTTTCTTTGACCACTTGATCACAGAAGGCAAGATGGAATCGTATAGAATCACCCGATGCAAGATGGGCTTTCGTTCGATCGCTGACATGCCAGAATGGATGATCATCATGGAGTTCCGTGACATGGGTCAAATGGATTCAGCATTCAAGCGAGTTGCACCACTAGAAGGCGAACTCGAAGAAAAACACAAAAGTTTCAATCAATTTGTTTCAGGCAATATACAACATGCCTTGTTTAGAGATTGGCCAGATACTAATCTTTAACACTCAAGATGTGCAACGCACATCTATTAACTTCGCTTGCGCTCGTTAATATGATTGTTTTTAAAGAGCGAAGCGATTAAGTATTCATGTAGATTAATCTAGTCAGACGGAACCGTTTGCATGGTTCCGCTTGCGTCTTCATGTGAGTATCACTAGCCAAGACTTTGGAAGTAGGTTGTTTTTATACACCGTATGCTACAGGGCTCTGACCTTTCCCCACCTACGTCGACATCGCAATTGCTTGCTACCTTAAACCTCGTTCCTAGCGTTTAAGTTTTTATAGCCGGTGTTCTCGTATGCTAACATTCATACTATATCAATGCGTCGGCCTTATGTTTCTAGCCTCAAACTCACTTCCGATTTTTCAGGATACTGGGATTTACCCAGGGGAGTGCATCAATATGTTACGTGTCCAGGTTTTATTTGCCTGGTTTTTCCACAGCGGTATTACAAACTGGCCCGCTAACCTTAAGTGTTAGGATTAATATAACCTTTAGGAATCCAATTAACAAATTTGCCACCGCATGTGTTGCAGATTACTTTACCTGCATGTGGTCCGGTGGACTTGTTAACAATTTCCCAATCGTGGTCTTTGTGAATGCCTAGTTGTTGCCTGAGTTTTGTTCGTTGATTGTGCCATGCTTGATCAAATCCAGTTTTTGGGTTGGTCCAATACGGGTCGTTTAAAAAACCAGTATCGCTTTTGTTAGTTTTATTATAGTCAAGTTTTGTCATATTTTGTCAATGATGTGACTGCCGTGTACCCTAACTTGGATATGCCCATTGTAATAATCTCGTGATTCTAATACTCTTCTTGAAAATTGTTCCCTAGCCTCAATGTAACTACATTCAGACTTGCTTTTGCAATAGTAAAGTATTTCTCTGGTAAAGTTTTCGGTGCCTAGTTTGATTACGTCTGCGGTTAATTCTGGGCTTGACCCATAGTACTCTCTCCAATCACTGTCGATCTTGGAGCGTATCTTCTTCCGCTTTTTGTTGCCGTTTTTTTGTTTTACAGTCTTGTATGTGGTTTTGCTAAATTTTGCTAATTTTTTGCCTATGTACTTGCGTCCAGTGAGATTACATGTGATCAAGTAAACAAATCCCACACAGTCTTCGGGCAACGTCTCAATTGGGGTATCTTGATATAGCCATGTCATAAAAGTGTAAGATTTATCCTTGCGTTATAGTTATCTCCGTTGCTGCCTTTTGTAAAATTATATTGTTGATTGCTGTTGCTGTAGCGTTGTTACTTTTTGATAGATTTCTTCCAGTAAATGTTGTGTGTTTTGTTGCTCTGCTAGTTCAATCTGTTGTTGCTTTTGTGATAAAAAACTCAATACAGGTATGCCTAGTTTGATTGTCCAATTTCCATTTTCGCCCATGGTCAAACTGTGATTGGGTCCGGTATCAATCCCGTTATGCAAAAAATACTGGCGCTTGGTTGAATCAAGATCCATAATATATGCACCTAGATCTTGATAGAGCAATTTGGTTTTCACAAGATCCACACCATTGATCACAATTTGATCAATAATCAGTTTTTGATTTTGTAAAATTTGACCTTGATCATCAACCACAGTGTCATGATCTGTTTTATTATAATACACAATATCTAATACGCAACACTTTTGATCCTGTGTTGCTATGAATTCGTAATCTAAACACTGGGTACCAATTATGGCACAATCTTCCAGCAGTTGTTGATTGAAACTGATCCTGACACAAGGCCAACGACCTTGTGCAGAAACTCCGGTCATGGTCAGACTGATCTTGACCTGTTGAAAATTCAATTGGGCCCGTATTGATTCAGGAATCAACTGATGCAGTGTGTTCTTCATATAGTCTAAGTTGATTCAATATTAAATGCAGTTCTTCTATACCATTGCTGGTCATGCCGGTACCCATCTCGTCTAGTATGACCTGGGCAACGACATGACGCCGTACTCGTTCCAACCAGGTGTTTGTGGGATCATCAACAGTGCCCCAGTCAAATGTATTGCGGTGATTGATCACGATGCCCAGTTGTTCAGCATGTTGATGAAGATATCCTTCGGGTTCAATCATCAAGGGCGGTCCCATGGCAATCTTGCTAATCACGCCGGCAGCAACATAACGATGACATCTCACAATAAACTCCAGAGTCTCAAGATAACGTTCCCAAGTTTCATTGTGAAAGCCATTCATCATGAGCAGTTGTGCCTGAAGACCGTGTTGTTCAAATTGATCTAATTCTTCAAATATGTCTTGCACAGCCATTTTCTTTTGCATGGCTGCCAACACTGCGTTGCTGCCACTTTCGGCTCCGATGATCAAATTCACTGCACCTGATCTTTTGATCTTGTTATAGATGCCAGATGGAATTTGTGATTGTGGCCTACAAATGTATTGTCCGTACCATGAGATTTTTTTATCAACAGGTTGTTGATCGTTGTAGTCAGCAATGATTTCTATCCATTCATAAAAATCTCGTTGACTACCATTCACAAGACTATCAGTAAATTCAAATTTGGTAATATTATAACGCTGACTCAACTCAATCAGTTCTTGTGCCACATTCTTTCCAGTTTTACGTCTGAAACTGCCAAACTTTCTTGGCACATTGCAAAATGTACAACTTCTAACACATCCTTTACTGCTGGTCACAGTGACCACAGGAACAGTGTGCCAAATATACTTGTCAAGTTGATAGTCATCAAAATTGGGTACCGGTACATCATTCATGTCAACAGGCAAGGATGTCAGGGCCTGGCCGGCCAAAACATCAACAATACTTTGTTCGCCTTCGCCATAGATAACATGATCTACCAACCGGTGAAATTGCATGTACTGGTCAAACTTTTTAAAATCAGCAGTCAAAAATCCCAAGAAGGTATCATCAACTGGCTCAGGAACTCCGTAGCCGCCGAGTATGATTTTGACTGCGGAAAAGGATTTGCGAAGTTCTTGACACAACAACACACAAGCACGATGTTGAAAAGTACTAAAAACACTGAATGCCACAAACTTGGGATTTTGTTCCTGAACCAGTGTGCAAAAATCTTTGATCCATTGGTCAATTTGCTCGGTTCTATCAAACTGGTTGTATGGTTCAAATTTTTTGCTTTGTTCGTAGTAAAGATCAAAATTTTTATTGCATTGATTGATATAAAAATTTAGCGAAAGATCTTCGGTCCTGGCAGCAAATCCCGCAGATTCTGCACAGGCTTTTAAAATTGCCGGAGCCGCAGGGGGACGATTGATCACACCAGATGGTAAACTGCAAATCAAAACATCAATCATATCAGGTTAATTCTAATTCTCTTTGCCACTGACTGCTGAATTTGGTTTCTGTGTGGTCTGTACCACAAATATCCATGCATATGGCATTGGGTTGAGTGCTGTGCCACGAATTTTTCACAGATTCAAAATCCGTAATAAAATCCTGTTGCCTTGAACCCAGCCAACAGCAAGGACTGGTTCTTGCTTGTGCGTCAATAAAAAGACTCTGTTCCTTCAAGGCATGACAGTTTATGCTGGTGGCTTGAATCATTGATTGAGCCCAACCAGAAGGAAATTTTAGTTCGTTGGTAAATCCACGCCGCGACACCTTGGCTCTGAACCACTTGAATCCCATGTCCCGAGCCAGTTGCTCGCACTCATCTACTTGGTGTTGATTGTGTTGATATACCAGCATGTCCCAGTGCGCCGATCCACCTGCTTCAATAAAACTGCGAGCGTTGCTCATGAGTTTAGCCCAGTTCACGTTCTTGCGATAGGTAGCATTGGTTGACTCCAGGCCATCGATTGAGAATACCACATAGTCTCTTGGCTGATTGAGTATCTTGGCCAGTTCGTACCACCAGACAGTGGTTTGTATACCACCATTGCTGTTCATGCCCAACACAATGTCAGGATTGATTTTTCTAAATGCTCTATAGATGTCCAAGGTATACTTACCAGCGGCTGGATCTCCGTAGTTGCCGCACATGAACATTTTGTCCAGTTGACGAATTTTTTCTTGATCAAATATCTGCAGAATTTTGTCCATGGCAAGATGATGCTGACGATCTTTTTTGAAGTCAGGATCAGTTTCTCTAGCACACAGAGCACATGCGGCCTGGCACACGTCTGTGGGCTCAAGATGCAGTACTTTTATGTCACGCAAGGTCCACATCCGTGTTATAGGTAGTGAAACCGTTTTCTTTCACAACCTTGAGTATGTTTTCTACTCGCCCGGCCAGTTCGTCCTTGTGACTGACCAGCCAGATACTCTTGTGACGTTCTCGACTCATTTTCTTCAGTAGTCCAAGTCCGTTTTCCACGCCCTGTGAATCTAGACCGTTGTCCATGAGTTCGTCGATAAACAACAAGTTGATAGGATGATACAAACTTTCCCAGACATCACGAAATGCCCAACTCATGCTCAAGATCAGTCTAGTGCGTTCGCCTCGGCTCAAGTTGTCAAAGTCCAGTTCGCGCCCCAGTTCTTCGATACTCACAGTGAGATCGTTCTGGAACACCACTGTATGCGGCAAGCCAATACGATCCAAATAGTGTGTGAGTCTTGCGTTCAAATAACTCAAGTTCTGATCAATGATCTTTTTACGCACAAATGAATCTTTTGATGTCAACAGTTTGAGCAAGAATTCTTGATGATCCTGCAGTCGAGTAAGTTCGTTTAACACATCATAAGTCACAGTCTGCAGAGCCTGTCCTTGCATGTCTGAGATTTGTTCTTCGTAAGGATCCACTTCTGCGGATCTAGTGGACAAATCTTTGCGCAAAGTTTCTACGCTGTTGCGATGGTTCAGGGCCTGTTCTAATGAGTCATAAAACACTATAGGTGCCTTACCTAACACCCCAATCTGGGCAATGGTATCCTCATGCTCGGTGCGTTGTGTGTGATTAGCCAGGAGTTGTAGTGCTGTTTCTTGTACCAGAGCCTGTTTGGCCTGTTTCAATTCGTCTTGCTTGTCGTCATGCAGGTCTTGGCCACACGAATGACACTGGTGAGCATCCAATGCCGCAATTTCAGTCTTGAGTTTTTCTAATATCTTGTTTAGTTTGACATCATCAGCATCGATCTGCCGAATGTAGCGACCAGCATCGTCTAGAGATTTTTTCTTCACATGATACGCTTCGAGATCTCTGTGTGCTTGTACTTCTGCATCAATATCGATGTGTTCAAGATCCTGAATGGCCTGTTCCAGTTTGCCCACATCTTCATCACGTTTGGCAATCCATAACCGCTGACGTTTGCGCAGACTTTCAATCTGTTCTTCGATGCGCTTGTTGGCTTCCTGTACAGCACGTATGCGGAACTCTTCTGCTTGAATAGCATCTTTGGTTTGCCGGTTGAGTTCTTTGATCGCGTCAGCACGTTCTGATAGCAAGGTAATACCCAACAACTGCTCAATGATGGTGCGTTGGTCATTGGCTTTTAAACTCAAGAATGGTTCTGTGTAGGTATTTAAGGCCAGCACATGTTTGAACATGTCATGACTCATATTCATTATCCGTTCGATCGCCTGTTGTGTTTCCCTTGAATCGCCTTGTGCTTCGTCTGTGGCAGTTTGTGCTTGATCGTTGATGTAAAATTTTAGCACATTGGGCTTACGACCACGCTCAATTCTATAAGTTTGACCTCCCACCACAAAGTCTAGACTGACCAACATGTTTTTGCCATTGGTCTTGTTTACCAGATTGTCTTTGCGTATATTGGAAAGTGCTTGCCCATACAAGGCATAACTCAAGGCATTAATGATTGTGGTCTTGCCTGTGCCGTTACGGCTTCCATCGCCGCCTAGATCCAGGTTCTCGCCCAACACAAGTGTAAGATCCGAACGATCAAAATCAATGCCTTGGGTGGCCGCACCCACACTCATGAAGTTTTTTACTGTGAGATTTTTAATTTGGATCATAGTTGTTTATTATACACATATCCCATGGCATTTGCGATCTCAGGATGTGAATCTGAGAAACTTTGATTTCGTAAGGAATCAAAATGTGTGGTGAGTTTTACAAATCCTTGTCCAGTGCTATCGGGCAGGGTTGAAAGCATGGCCAGGATATTCTTCATCTCTGGCCAGGGATTGTTCCTGTGTTTGTTGATGATCAAGTGTTTGGCTTCTTTGGTCAAGGATGACAGTGCAAACATACTTGGACTCTTCACATAGTTAGGATATACAGGAATGCCATGTTCATTACCCCAATCCAACACTTCATCGATGTAAAGTATGTTCATCGCACTGATACTCAAGAAGATTCTGATTTTGCAGTTTGGTAGATTCAAATCTTGTATGGCCAGAATATTTTTTTCTACATCGGACCATTTGCCCCCGCGTTCTAGTTCAAATCTTGATCCAACAGCGTCTATGCTGAAGTGTATGTCAACTTCTTTGAAGTGAGAGAAATACGATATTAGATTCTTTGGGTACACAGAACCGTTGCTGTTGAAGTGTAGACGTATGTTTTTGCATGCCGAAGTTTCCACAGCTTTGGCCAGCAGCTCTGGTATTTTTTTGTTCAAAAACGGCTCACCACCATAGAACTCAATGTTCCTCAATGATGGTAGCAAATCTTTTATCTGATCTATTAGGTGATCAGAAGCAGGTTGTAGATTATTTTTGATTCTGGTGTTTTTGGAATGTTCCTGTGCGAACAGCGAACTATGATCAGAATCACAGATTCTGCATTTGAAGTTGCAGGTGTTATCCAAGTTTAAATCTAAACTACGGATCTTGGGTTCATCAATGTATTGGGTCAACAAATCTTTCATAAAAACTGTGTTGGCAAAGTTTCTAATACTGGTAATCCCAAGATTTTCATTGTTCCAGCAAGAGTTGCATGACAACGGACGCTGTCCTGCTAACATACTTTGACGAAGTGTTTGTACTTGATCAGATTGGAATAAATCATTGAGATTTTTTTCGGTACTTCCCAACACAGTAGCACTAAGACAGCAAGACCGCACAGTGCCCACAGTGTCAACTCGTAAATTCATCCAGGGCAACGCACACATGGTGTCAGACAGAACAAAACGATCTGACAATGGTTCAGTGTTAACAAGGTCCATTGTCACTGTTTGAAAACACACAGGATCTGTTGAAAAGCGCAACGCCTCTTGTGTGAGTTCACTGCTGTCTGTGGCACAGACGATGAGAACAAAAAAGTTTGAAACATCTATTAGGTTCGCAGCCTGATAGAGATGTGCGATTAGATTGGATGTGACTGCTTCAGAAGTATACAGCACCAAACGATCGTTGGACTGGTATTCAGTTTGATAGTATTTATCAAAGAACTGATAGGCTGCTTGAGGGCTGTGCGTAAGAGTAGCAAGATCAATAAAACTTTTGAGAGTGTATTGAGTCTCTAGCCTTGCCCTGAGTTGATCAACTGTCATAGCGTCTGATAAATCTTCAACAGCAATTTGTTGTCGTAGAATTCTGACTCAATATTGGTGATCTGATCTATGACAATTTGATCCACAGATTCAAATTTAACTTCGCCTGGTGCCATGTCAGTGTCTACTGAACTATTTTTATTTGGTATCAAAGCCATCTCTCTGAGAGCATATTCTTTAATATACGTTTCTTTGATAAAATTTGCTTCTTCATAACTAATCTCAATATCCAATTGCACACGAACATGCATGCCTGGCGCAAGTAAAGTGGGTGCGTTGTCAATGATACTGGCCAAGCCTAACACACGGTAACGTGGTTGATCAGGCCAAGCATGAAACTCAGGTTCTCGGCCCCACTCTAGTATCATCATGCCACGTTCATCATCTCCGGCATCAGCATAGTTGTGCGGAAAGCAATTGCCAATGTAGGTAATGTTCTTTTTGGTTTGACGTTTGTGAAAGTGTCCGGTAAACACATGCTCAAAGTTTCCAAAGTCTTCTCTGCGAACTTCCCCATGATCCGGCATCTCTACCATGGCGTTCATCAGGTATCCAGGTAGTTCAAAGTGCCCGAACATGTACTTGCCCTTTAGTTTGGGAATACGTTTGTGGTCATCGGCTACAAGCCAAGGAGCAATGACAACGTCGCCACTGCTAAACCAATCGTTACATATCTGTACACGGGGGAGATGCTTTGCCCATTCCACACTTTGTATGTCGCGCTTGTCTCGATAATACAAATCATGATTACCAGGAATGAAATACACGTTTTCAAAATTGTCATTCATGTGCTCCAGTGCCTGCAGGCTGTAGTTTAAGGTAACAATGTTTAGGCTGGCACGATTGTTGTGCCAATCACCAAGAAACAAACAGGTTTCACAGCCTTCGGCCTTTGCTTTAGCAGTTGCCCACTTGACAAAATTTAGGCAGTCCTCATTGTGTTGAGTGCTGTTGCTTTTCAAGCCAAAGTGAATGTCGGTGAACACCGCGGCTTTACGAAATAGGTTAGTCATCCCGCTATTATACTACTCATCAAGACTACTTACGACCGGTCCGGACATGGCTGCCATTGAGTGTTTGCCAGAGTTCTGACGAGTCCATGAAGGATTGAGTCCGTTCATCTCCAAGATGTCATCACGTATGTTTTGATTTTTCTTTTCGATGTTCAGGATACGAGTGAAACTATTAGTGATAGCGGCAGTATAATACGCAAAAGGGTTCTGCGATTTCGACTCATCAAATTGCAGTCCGATTTGACTGAGTTGTAGCAGGGCTTGTCCCCGCATTTCTTCGTTGTAGGTGTATCCACGCCAGTTGCTCCTTGTTGCATATCTTTCGCATAATTTCATAAACATCAGGGCCAATTTCTTGGTCATGTCGCCATGATCTTTGGAAAACTCCCCGGTGGCCAAATCGCCACGCCAGTGTGAGCGACCCACAATGTACGGCTTCTTTTCTTCGTCAATGCGATAGTGCTCAAACGGTGGAAAGTTCACACGCATATGATTCATGTCCAGAACAGGCACATCCACAATATCAGCCAAGGGATCTTCTTCTGTAGCATCGTCTAGGTCCAGAATGTCTTCTAGTTTGCGACGTTTGGCCTCTGCCTTGGTAATTTTTTTGGGTGCCCGGGGTATGTGATCCCAGCAGGTGATACGGAACACAATGTCTGTATTGGGTATCTTTTTGGGGTCTACAATGGTGCCTTCACGCTTGAGCCGATCTGCCCGATTGCGTCGGGCTTCTGCAATGGTACGTTGATTGATCTTGTCTATTGATGGCAAAATAATATCAAATTGGTGGTCCATTGCTCTGTCTTGGAACCAACAGTAGTTGTTTTTGCTGAGATGAATCTCTTTTAGTATATCTCTGTTGTTGAGATAGTTCACACGCGGTGCCGCTTTGGGTAGTAAAGTCATGAGTGACTGGGTCTCCTGTATGTATTTATTGTAGCACATTTACAACAGTTGTCAACCTGTTTGTTAAAATACGCCGTTAATAAAATGGGTAAATAAGTGATAGGAATAATAAAATGGCTGACACTCCCACTGGCTCAGGTAGCAATGGCGGAACAACTACAGTAGTAGCAAATCCACCTAATCCTCCTACGACCAATACAGTACCTAATACCACAACAGACGCAAAAACTGTACAGTATCAATCTGCAGTAACTGAGTCTGTATTTGATCCACGCCAAGATGTGGGAGAAAATGTATTCGACCCAGGTGCAACATTCAATGATCCAGCAACTGAAGAGTCTGTATTTGATCCAAGACAAGACGTGGGAGAAAATGTATTTGATCCTGGCGCCGCACTTCCTAATCCATCTGTAACAACGGCAGCACAACTCAATGATCCTTATGCTGGACTCTCACCAACACAATTGCAAGATCTTGGCGGAGCAGATCCTACAGATCCTTATATTCGTGCTAGACTGGGCATACCACAACTGCCTGGATCCACGCTAAATGTCACTAGTGGATTTGGATTTGGCAATCTAAACACAGGTTTACCCAGTATAGATAATGCACTGGGCACTATCAAAGGCTTATTCAGTGGCATACTCGGAGGAGGTGCAGGCGGAGGCGCAGGACTAAGTTCACTGTTTACTAATTTCTCTGCCACTGTGGGCGGCCTGTTTGGTAGCAAGCCTACTGCTGGTGTTACAGCCGCAACCACAGGCTCAGGAGTGGCTGCCTTGGTGGCACCCGTAGGTCCCTCCACAACCTTAACACCAGTTGACGCAACCACAACAGAAGGTTTTGGTATTCAAGCCACAGTTGATCCAACTACACTGGAAGGCTTTGGTGTTCAGGCTTCAGTTGACCCAACCACGCTAGAGGGATATGGAATTCAAGCCACAGTTGATCCGACCACTTTAGAAGGATATGGAGTACCAGCAACAGTTAACAGCACTACGTTGAATGCCGATCAAGCAGATGCTTTTTACAATGGCACTGGAACATTAACTGTCGAACAACGCCTGTCGCAAGATCAAAAAACAGCCGCTGATGCCGCAAAACTTTACCCAGGCTCGAACAACGAAGCATTGCGACAAATTGATATTGGTGCTGGTCGTATTGCTGAAAATGAAATTGGTATCGCCAACGCTGAACAAATTGTTGCTAGAAACAATGCTGAACTTGCTGACCCTTTTATCTCAAATGCCAGACGAGCAGAATTAGAAGCCAACAATGAATCACAATACGAATACATTCAAGTTGCTACAGAAAATATAGCAATACAAGAAAATGTAATTGAACAAAATGCTAACGTGTACGCGGCAGGTGGTGGTAATCCAGACAGCGGACAAGGACCAAATGAAGTCAGTGCTTTAGCAGACCCAGCAGTAGCACAAACACCAGTCGACCCAACTACTTTAGAAGGCTTTGGAGTACAAGCACCAGTTGATCCAACTACTCTGGAAGGTTATGGAATACAAGCCACAGTTGATCCGACCACAACAGAAGGCTTTGGAGTACAAGCACCAGTTGATCCAACCACACTAGAGGGGTATGGGATACAAGCCACAGTTGATCCGACCACAACAGAAGGCTTTGGAGTACAAGCACCAGTTGATCCAACCACACTAGAGGGGTATGGGATACAAGCCACAGTTGATCCGACCACTTTAGAAGGTTATGGATTACCAACGGAGGCTCCAGCAGAGGTTAACATGGAAGGCGGCGGCGATGGGCTTGGAATAGGCCAAGGCGCCAACGATGCAATTTCTGCTGACAACGAATTTATTGCCTCTACTGAAAGTCAATTTCAAGGTAGTCAACAATCTGCTATTAAAGATCTAGCACAAAAGCAAGCCACAATCCAAGCACGTTACAAACAACCAGGCAACACTGACTGGCGAGTAAGACTAAGTCTCGCACCAAATGCAAAGTACCTGTACAATGCTGCCGATCCAGGTATATTGGCACCCTTGGCTGCTGGTAAAGGCACCGATGGTGTGATATTTCCTTACACCCCCAGCATAACCACAACTTATTCAGCCAACTATGAACAGTACGACCTAGTGCATTCGAACTATCGTGGCCTGTTCTACAAAAATTCAAGAGTAGGTGACATTCAAATACGCGGTGTGTTTACCGCACAAAATACCACAGAAGCCAACTATCTGCTGGCGGTGATACATTTCTTTAGATCAGCAACCAAAATGTTCTACGGACAAGATCCACAACGCGGCACACCTCCACCCATATGTTTGTTGAATGGGCTTGGTGGCTATCAATTTTCAGATCATCCGGTAGTGATCAGTTCATTTAATTACACCTTGCCCAATGATGTGGACTACATAAGAACAACCAATCCCAACAACTTTGGCCTGAATTTGGCCAATCGCTACAACACATCTGGTGCCAGTTTACCGGCCGGCGGTAGCCTGGCCGGTTTAACAAGATTGGCCAATGCTTTATTGCCCAAGGGTGCGCAAAGACCACCAGCACCAGACAACACAGTGGCAGGCAGTGTCACAAACAACACACCAGCAAGTTATGTACCAACCAAGATGGAAATTGATATAACACTAATACCTGCACAGACACGCAGTCAAATCAGCAAGCAGTTCAGTCTTGAAGGCTTTGCCAATGGCAAACTGCTACAAGGAGGATTCTGGTAATGGCACAATACGACGCAACCTCACCTTACTATGCAACCGGCTACAGTCAGTTCTTTCTTGAGACCATGGTCAACAGACCCATACCCAAGGAAACAGATGATTTATCATTCACTATCAATGCCACTTATCAATATAGACCAGACCTGTTGGCATTTGACCTGTATGGCAACGCTGGCTTATGGTGGGTGTTCTATCAGCGCAACCCCAACACCTTGCAAGCACCGCCCATGGACTTTGCAGTTGGCACACTAATCTACTTGCCAAAAATTACCACGCTGAAAACAGCACTGGGGTTCTAATCTATGGCCTGGATTATAAATCAAAATAGAGACACCGGTGGCTGGTATGTTGAAGATACTGACACTGGCAAAAAATACTATGCCGGCGACCCTACTGCCGCAATCAGTGATGCCATACGCGAAGGCGGCATGCCAGCCTCGCTCAGAACCACTTTGAATGCCGAGGCAGCGGCAATAGCAGACAAACAAAATTCTACACAACCACAACCGCCTGCTACAGCCAGTCAAGCCGCTACCGATGATGCAGCCAAAGGACCCAATGCACCTGCTGCCGCTGAAGTCAAAGCAGATGGTCGCATAGTCCCTCCACCAGACACCACTACACCTACCAATGCAGATGCCACAACCACCAGTGAAAACAATCCCGATACAGGCCTAGACGCCAAAACACGCACCACCCAGCAAACCCAGGCCACCAACGGCTACGATCAAGGCATCAATGTGCGAGCCGAAGACGGCACATTGTCTAGATCTAGAATAAATCCCGAAACAGGCCAGTTGTATGATGCCAGTGGATTACCAGGCGGTGTGGATTTAAAAACAGATCCAGGCACACCCACTAGAGATGATGCGGCCAATAATAGTAGAACCACTACCACAACTGATGTTAACAAGGCTCAGGCCAATCCCATACAAGTTACACCACAGCCCAACATTCTAGACCGATACAACAACTATGCTTGGTCTGCATCGGTTTACTTGATGTCAAGTGCTCAGTATTCAAAACTGATGAACAGCAAAGACAAAAAGATTGACGGATACAACTTGTTGTTTCAATCAGGCGGCGCTGGAGTCAGCGATGGTGTAATAAGACCTCCGGCTTCTACTGCAGGCAGCGGTGGCGGCGGCGAAGAAAGTGTATTTGATCCAAACGCAACCAATAGAACTACCAATACCAATTATGCTGCCGCAAATCGCAGTCCGTTTTTTACCAACGATTTTTACATCGATTCAGTCACTGTAGAGACTCAATGCGTGGGTAAAGGCACCGGCGCCGCACATCTTGCGACCAACCTTAAATTCACAGTAGTCGAACCCCAAGGTATTACTCTGCTGGATAGATTGTACGAAGCAGTGGCCAACTTTGAACCTAAAGGGGCAGATGGCAAAGTAAACTACACTGCCGCAACATATCTCATGGTCCTACGTTTTTATGGCTATGATGAAAGTGGCAACATTGTTTACCCCATCAAGGGCGGACTAGACTCTCCTACTAACACCAGTGATCCTGCAGCCGTTGTAGAAAAATTTATACCTTTTATTATTAGCAAAGTCAACTGGACTATTGGCACAAAAACAGTCGCATATGATTTTGAAGCCGCACCTGTTGGACAAAACATTGGCGGCGGGTCAAGTCGTGGAACCATACCATATGACGTGCAACTGGTAGACAGCACAGTGGGTGGGTTGTTGGGAGGCAACGCCAAGTACTCAACTGGCACAGCACCCAATGCCAATCCAGGTAAGTCTACCACAACCCCGGCAACACAGGCATCAGTAAGAGCAGTAGATAATGCTATTGCGGCAAAGGAAGCACCTAGTGGCGATGCTGACGCACAACCAGGCGGATTTTATGGCACTGCACCGCCTTCGGCAGCCGCGGCTCCTAGTCCCAAAAAAGTAATCACCGAAGGCCTGATGGGAGCCATGAACGACTTTCAACAAGAATTAGTTCGAAGAGGAACGTATCTCATAGCCGACGAATATGCAATTGAATTTGTTGGCATACCGGGCTTGGCCAGTGCCGCTGACATCAGCGACGCCAAGATACAATTGCCTAATACCAAGAAAGATACCAAACAGTCACCGATGCAGAAGCCAACAACCACAAGCCCTAGCGGATTGAATCAAGCCACAATTTCAGTTGACTACGAAAATCGCAATTTCAGCATCACAGCCGGCCAACAAATTTTACAAGTAATTGAACTGGTCATTAGAAATTCAAGTTATATTGGCAAACAAAAACTAGTAATAGTAGATCCTGACGGAGTACAAACACTCAATCAACAAACAACCAAAAATGTCACTTGGTTCACCATCAGCATGAGTTGTGAGCGCAAAGACTTTGACAGCAATCGCAATGACTATGCTTACAAAATTAAATATACTGTGAGTCCGTTTTTAGTAAAGAATCTAAACAGTCAATACTTTCCCACTACTAAATTCAGCGGGGTACACAAAAGTTATCCCTTCTGGTTTACTGGACAAAACACCGCAGTCAAAGACTATCAAGAAACACTCAACACCATGTTTGTGAGTACCTTGAGTGGCAACGGCCCTGGTACCAGCGTAACTTCTCAGTTGAACAAAAAATACACCAGTAGCATGGCAGACCTGGTGAAGTATTCCTACAGTCCAAGAAGTGATGCCAGCAACTTTGGTGCTGACGGCAAAGAACTTGAGCCCAACGCCAATGCTGCCGAGATATTGTACAACCCAAGTGATCTAGCCAATACCAAGGTACGAATCATTGGAGACCCTGCCTGGATCATGCAAGGTAGTCAGTTCAAGCCAGTCACGGCAAGCACAGTATATCCAGCAGCCAGAACAGGATTTGAAGCAGACGGATCAATAAGTTTTGACAGCCAGGACATCTTGTTTGAAATGTTATGGCAACGTCCAGAAGATTATGATCTCACAACCGGCTTGGCCGACCCTTATGTGAAACAATCTGGTCCTGACAAAAAACCTCTGCAAAGCCGAGTATACATTGCTACCAAGGTCACAAGTGAATTCAAGGGCGGCAGTTTTGAACAAACACTAGACGGAAGTCTGTATCTATTTCCAATACCATCTGGCAAGAATGCTGCCAATCCTGCGGCTGCCGCTTCCACATCTGCTTTGGTTGCAAACCCAGACAGCCAACGAACACAAAGTAACACCAAGAAGACCGGTCCCGGCTGGGTAGGAGCCGGTGGTAAAGAAACTGCTGGCAACGCCGCTGTTGGCAATCCAACACTGTCAGGGTCAACAGATCCCAACAATAAAAATATAAGGCCTGGCAGTTTGAGAGATCGAGCCGCACAACAACGACTCACAGCAGTCCCGTATGAACAAACAGTTTATGTTGGCGCACCAAACAGCAATGCCTATACAGATCCCAATGGTGTGGTTGTTGGTGGTGATAATTTAGATTACACACCTCCTCCCAAGCCGCCTACTGATGGCACCGGATCCCAGGTGGCTCCAACTAACACACAAGTGGTCGAAGGCCCGCCAAAATTACCAAATACACCACAACCTGGACTGTTAGACAGATTTTTAAACAAGGTAGCAGGACAAAAGATCAATGTTGGTGAACGAGGTGCCAACACTCCTACTTCACAAATTAGACCCACAGAACCTTAAAGGACACACATGGTAGATAATGTACAACGTAGCAAAGGCCGCCCGGGCAATTACAAACTAGACCGGGGTGGAGTACCTTCGGAGTTTGGTCCGTTTACTGGTGTGGTCATGAGCACCGTGGACCCAACTCGTAGCGGTCGTTTGCGTGTGTATATTGAAGCATTTGCTGATGGTGGTACACAAGATGATCCCGAAGCAGGCATGAAAAATGATGCCAAGTGGACCACAGTGAGTTACATGCCGCCTTTCTACGGTAACACTCCCAAAACCACCACCAATGGTCAAACACAGGACAACGGCGGCTATCCCGGAACCCCCAACAGTTATGGCATGTGGTTCACTCCGCCCGATGTGGGAGTCACTGTGATTTGTATCTTTGTCAACGGTGATCGATCACAAGGTTACTATATCGGTGTTGCTCCTGAGCAGGGCACAGGTCGCATGGTACCGGCCATCGGCTCAGTGGCCAAATCACAAGCAGAAGTACAGAATCAAAATCAAGAAACATATTTTGCCGATGCCTCGCGCTTGCCTGTGGCGGAAATCAACATCAATAACGATGAACTATTCAACGATCCAAGATTTTTTGACGGCATAAAACCGGTGCAAAGTGTTGTGGCGCAGGCCTTGCTTCAACAAGGTCTCATAACCGACAACGAACGCGGTACCATAAATTCAAGCAGTCAGCGAGAAACCCCCAGTGCTGTGTTTGGTATCAGCACACCTGGGACGGCTATCTATCAAGGCGGTATGAAGCCCAATGATATCAATGCCAAACTAAATGCTGGAGAAATCAAACCCGGTGATGCAAAAGTTATTGGTCGTGTGGGTGGACATAGTTTTGTAATGGATGATGGTGATACCGAGGGCAACAATGCTCTATTAAGACTACGCACTTCAAAAGGCCATCAGATCACCATGAGTGACACAGGAAACTTTTTTTATATTGTGCATGCCAATGGACAAACCTGGATTGAATTTGGAGTAGAAGGCACAGTAGATGTGTATGCCACAAACTCAGTAAACATTCGTACCAAGGGCGATATCAACTTGCATGCTGATCGCGATATTAATATGTTTGCTGGACGTTACTTGAAGATGAAAAGCAAGGAAGATATGCAGTTGGAAACCGACACATTCTTGAGTGTACAAGCACAAGACGATATCACCTTGTACAGCAAAAACACAATAGGGGTCAAGGCCGACGGCACGCTTACACTCAACAGCGCATCAGGTTCATGGGGTGCGGGTTCTGCATTGGCACTACAAGCCGGTGGTATTGATCTCAACGGTCCGGCCGCAGGCACAGTGACCAATCCACAACCGCTTACTACAACATTACTAGATGATACAGAATGGGACACCAGCAAGGGTTGGATAGTCAAACCTGAAAGACTCAAAAGCACAGTGAGTCGTGCGCCCACGCATGAACCTTATCCCTATCACAACAAGGGTGTGGATGTTGAAATTGCATTCGAAGAAGGCAAACCCAGTCCGCCGCCTGGTGCAGTACCAGTTCCTCCCGGCATAGAAATACAGGCGCAATAATATGGCTGAATTTACATTTGATCTCAACCAACTCAAGAGTTCTGCAACCGCTCTTGGTCCAGGTATCAATACCAACCTTTTTTCTCGTACTGCCGATTCAGACTTGACATATACAGGTAATGATTATATAGTTTGGGATAGGACCAATGCTGAACGTCTGCGTCGAGGGTTACCCAGCCTCACAAGCCTTGGATATCCAAGACCACCCGAAGACACTTCTGGAGCACAAGCGCCGGCATCCTCAAATCTAACTCAAACAACTGCTCAAGGCACGTCGTCCACGTTCTCGCTGAAAGGACCCGAAGGGCTCACTCGAGAACAAGCATTTGCAATATTTAAAAAACAAGCAGATACCGGAAGTCTAGTAGGATTTAAACCTGGAGAAAGTTTATCTGCGGCATCGCAAGCAGCCGACGGCCTTGCAAGTGCCCAGGCCGCTTTGCAACAAGCACAAGGCAGTCTTGCAGGTGCTCTTGGTGGTGTAGGAAGCGTGGCTCCATTGGGATCAATTAGCACGGCACTCGGTGCTGCCGGGGGCGCAGGAGGAGGATCCCTAGCCGCAACCGCCGCAGGATTGACAGCGGCAATAGGTCCTGCTGTTTCAGCCATATCCGGCGCATTATCAAAGATACCCGGCGCCGCAAGTGCAGGACAGCCTTTGGTCAATGCCGCAGTCATACAAGGAAGCACAGCAGTCTCATCTATACAAACTATCAATAAAACCATAACTGGGTTTCCTGTAACCAATCCTATCAACACTGCTGACTTTACAAAGGTTGCCAGCAGTATCACCGGTGACGGTGCAGTAAGTGGCATTGGTCCTATGAGTGTGCCTGAAGTAAATGGTGTGTTGGCACAGGCAAAGAATCTAGTGGGACAAGCATCTAGTGCTGTTAGCAACAGTAAGGGACTTGGATCATTTGGATTTGACCTAAAACAATTAGAAACAGCCGGCTATGTCAAACCTGGAGTGGCGGCTTTGGCAGCCAAGGGTGCCAGTCTATTCGCCAATGTGGTCAAGAGTCCGGCAGCCTGGACCGGTAAAGATGGCATCAAGAGTGCAACTGATTTGTTAGGCAATGCCGGCAAACAAAGTCAAATACAGCAAGACCTTATGACCAAAGGTGTGGCAGGACTAGGCGCAGTGGGCGTGCCTGTGCAAAACTTATCCAGTCAGGGCATTGCCGGCATGGCACTGAATGCCGCCAAAAGTCTACCCAACGCAGAAGCATTTGCCAAAGGTTTACCTATTCCGGGAGATGCAACAGGATCAATACAAGCGGCTTTTTCGAGTGCTGTGCGTGATGGCGCTTTTGCTGTGAACTTGGTCAATACCAAGATACCCACAGCATTCAAACAACAAGATATTCCTGTGCCCAAGATAGACACAGTGAATCGAGCCACACTGGATGCTGCCAGCACCAGAGTAGTAGGCGATCCAAAAATCCCTGTGCCTAGTTACACAGCCAAGGCCAGCACAGGCACAGCACAAGAATACATAGACCGAGCCACAGCATATTTCAACAATTATCTTAATCCTACTGGACAAAAGTTGGCCGCGCTGGATTCAAAATTTGCCGCCTTGGAGAATCAACAAACTATTACACAAGCACAATACGATGCACTCAACTCTGAACGTGATGCCATCCGCAACTACTATAATATCAATGGTCTTCCTTTAGTTACAGCAATAGTTGACTCGTTCGCTACACTGCCCGCCATGGAACAGGCCACAATAAAAGGTACAGAATTCTCAGTTGATGCCATTGCCGCAAAAGTTCAAGCCACATTGGCATTATCAACTCAACAAAAACAAAGATTGTATGCATTGAGTCAGAAAATTGAAGGGCGCGGCGAGGGTGAATAAGCACCCATAAATACCATATGGCACAAACATTCATTGGATTTAATACTCAAAAACAATACAAAAAGTTCACTCTCACGGACTTTGCGCTGATCAAGCGTGACCTCTTAAACGCATTTAACATACGTCAAGGCCAACTTCCGGGGCGTCCTGCATACGGTACCACACTGTGGGACTTTTTGTTTGAAGCCCAGTTGGAAGATCTGCAGACCAACATAGTGACCGAAGTGCAACGTGTGGCCGGCGGCGACCCGCGCATATTCATCAGCGACACACAGGTGTATCCTCAAGAGAATGGTATATTGATTGAACTTCAACTGGCAGTGGTACCCAGCACCAATGCTGAAAGATTGAGTATTTTCTTTGATCTACAACAACGTTCAGCAAGTTACGTATAAACTGAGCAGTTTTTAACGTCCATAAATAAACAATAGAGGCTCAGTACGATGGCAAAAACAACTAGACAAACCGCGATATTTGGTGTACAAGATTGGAAACAGATCTATCAAACCTATCGCGAAGCTGATTTTCAAAGTTATGACTTTGAAACTCTGCGAAAAAGTTTTGTTGATTACCTGCGCCTGTACTACCCAGAAACATTCAATGACTACATTGAATCGTCAGAATACATTGCTCTCTTGGACGTTATTGCGTTCATGGGCCAGGCACTTGCTTTCCGTACCGATCTAAACACCAGAGAGAACTACATGGACACGGCCGAACGTCGTGACTCAGTGGTACGTCTGGCCAATTTGGTCAGTTACACAGCCAAACGCAACATTGCCGCACAGGGGTTGTTAAAAGTATTTTCAGTTACTACAACAGAAAATGTAGTGGACTATCAGGGTGTGAATTTGGCCAACTACACCATTAACTGGGCCGACCAGACCAATCCTGACTGGCAAGAACAATTCACAGCAGTGATCAATGCCAGCCTGGTAGACACACAAAAAGTTGGTCGTCCCGGCAACAAACAAACCCTACTGGGAGTGGTCACCAGCGAGTACGGTATCAATCTGGTGCCCGGCTATCTGCCCATAGTACCATACACAGCCACAGTGGATGGAGTCAACATGCCCTTTGAGGCCATGACATCCACATCAGTAGGCCAAACTTATTTGTATGAGCCGCCGCCACAGGCCAATCAGCCATTCAACATCTTGTTCCGTAATGACAGTCTAGGCTTTCAATCAGCCAACACTGGTTACTTCTTTATGTTCAAACAAGGTGTGCTACAAAATCAAGATTTTAACCTAGCAGAAAAAGTCAGCAACCGTACGGTCAACATCAACATTGAAGGTGTTAACAATGAAGACCGTTGGTTGTTCCAGTTAGATAACGTTGGTAATGTCAGTCGTGAATGGGCCTACACCGAAAACATTTACTCTGCTGGTGCAGAGCAAGTGGCCACAGACCTGCGCCCTATCTACACAGTTACCAGTCGCACCAATGATCAAATTACCATGGTGTTTGGCGATGGTGTGTTCTCAGAAATTCCTGTGGGCACTTTCCGTGCTTATGTTCGTGCATCAAACGGTTTGCAATACATTATCAATCCTGCAGAAATGCAGGCAGTTCAGATTCCAATCAGTTACATCAGTCGTGCAGGAAATCTTGAAACACTGACCTTTACTTGTGGTATCACTCAACCTGTTAGCAATAGCCAAGCACGTGAAACAATAGATGCCATCAAACAACGTGCTCCTGCACGTTATTACACGCAAGATCGCATGGTCAATGGCGAAGACTACAATCTTTTTCCATATACTCAATACAACTCAATTGTCAAAAGCAAGGCACTAAATCGTGCCAGCATTGGTACAAGTCGCTATCTTGATCTAGTGGACAACACTGGCAAATATTCTTCAACCAATTCATTCGGCAGTGATGGTGGACTGTGGGAAGAAAATATTCTTCCCACTATACTGTTCTCCTGGACCAACCGCAATGAAATCGCGGACTTTGTTGGCAATCAAGTGCAACCGGCCATTGCCAATACCACAATGCGACAGTTTTATTATGAAAACTTTCCCAGAGTCACATCCACCACACTACCCGCATATGGTGGTACAACTTGGATTACAGGTGCGAGTTGGACTCAAAGTACTACACTGGCCAATGAAACCACAGGATACTTTAAAAATGCAGTTTACTCAACCACATGGCCCACAGGATCACCTATTCCGGTAGGCTCAACCACAACCACAGCATTCAAGTATGTGGCAGTGGGCAGTTTGATCAAGTTTGTTCCGCCTACTGGTTACTATTTTGACAAAAACAACAAGTTGCAACAAGGTGTACCTAGTTCCGCAGATCAACGTTTAGAAATCTGGGCCAGCCCTATCAGCATCCAAGGTTCGGGCTACAACAATGGTCTTGGCAACTTGCCATCAGGTGCAGGTCCTGTTGCACTCAACAACTTTGTGCCCACTGGTGCATTGGTTGATACTATTATTCCTTTGTTTGTTACTGACCTTCCGGTGAGCATAGAACAAAGTATTGCCGAACAAATTTTGTTGAATCGTAACTTTGGCCTGGGTTATGACAACGACGGTGACATCACTGGCATACCTTATTCTTGGTATCTAATTTCCAGTACTAACTTGGCACAAGATAGTACTTGGAGTCAGCAGTACGCTGGCAACACATCGGGCACTAATCTTGATGCATCATGGTTGATACAATTTGTAGTGCAGAATCAAAATTACACTGTGACCTTCCGTGGCCTGGCATACTCATTTGGCTCAGTGTTACAAACACGTTTTTTCTACTACGATGGTGGACAAATTTACGACAGCCGCACAGGCACAGTGATCAAAGACTTTGTCAATGTGTTGGCAGTGAACACCCGACCTGACTCTACAGATCACTTGCCCGGAGACATCTACATGACCATTATCGGTCAGCCTGTAGAAAGCGACGGCTATGTCGATGACTTCCAGGTCCTGGTTGGCTATAGAGATAGCGACAACGATGGTGTGCCAGACAACCCAGATTTCTTTAATGAAATTGTTGCACCCACAGTTAACTCCACACAAAAATATATCTATCTCCAAAAGACTGTGGACTTTGATAATTTACAACGCTACCTGTTGGTAGAACCGGGTATTGTGACCAGTGACTACGGAACTTACAACGAGATTGAATTGCAAAAAAGTGCCTGGACAGCGGGCCAAGTATTTTATGCCTATGAACAAGCGGCATTCTATCAACTGTCTTTGAGTGTTACTGGCGTAAAAACATTGATTGATGTCACAACCGAATGGATTGCCAGGACCGGCCGCCAAGGTCTGTATTTCCAATACCGCCATAACGCACCTCTTACATCTCGCATTGATCCAGGCACAACCAATATTATTGACTTGTATGTTGTGACCCTGAGTTATTATACTGCTTATCAAAATTGGATTCGTGATACCACAGGTACCATACCTGAACCGGATATCCCAACCATCAACGAATTGTCGACCGAGTATCAAGGTCTGCAAAATTACAAGATGTTGAGTGACAACATCATTTTGAATTCAGTTGTGTTTAAACCTTTGTTTGGGCAAAAAGCCGCACAAGAATTACGTGCCACAATCAAGGTAATTCGTGCGCAAGGATCCACTGCCAGCACAAGTGAAATCAAGAGCAGTGTAGTAGCCGCAATGAACACATACTTCTCAATTGATAAATGGAACTTTGGCGACACATTCTATTTTTCAGAATTGGCAGCGTACCTGCACAGAGAACTAGGAACAATTATCAGTTCGGTGGTCTTGGTGCCACTTAACAGTCAAAAGTACTTTGGTGACTTGTATGAAATACGTTCAGCACCCAACGAGATATTTGTAAATGGTGCTACAATCAACAATATTGAAGTGATTGAAGCATTGACCAGTACCAATTTGCGAACCGCACCCGGTAGCGGAGTAATTTGATGGCCAACACACGTAGCGTAGATTTTCTTCCTGAAATTTTTCAGACTGACGCCAACAAACAATTCCTGGCAGCCACACTGGACCAACTGATTCAAGAACCCAGTTTTAGAAAAACACAAGGCTTCATTGGTCGCACAGTGGGGCCTGGCATAAATCCCAATGACAAGTATGTGGTTGAACCCACCGCCACTCGGGCCGATTATCAACTGGAGCCGGGTATTGTCAGCCTTGTGCCCGACACCGACACTATCAAAAATGCCATTACCTATCCAGGACTAAATGATGCAGTGAGTTTTCAAGGCGGCAACGGCGGTCGCCCAGATAGACTGTATTCAAGCGAATACTATACCTGGGATCCATTTGTTGATTTTGATACATTTATAAACTTCAGTCAATATTACTGGATACCCGGCGGCCCTGACGCAGTGGATGTGGCTTCCACAGGCATTGCTACCACTGACAATTTTGTAGTTACTACCAACAATGGTGCTTATAATTTTTCAGGAGTCAATGGCTCAGATCCTGTGATTGAACTGGTGCGCGGCGGCAGCTACACGTTTCAGGTGTCTGATCAATTTTGGATACAAGCGGCCCCGGGCATATCAGGCGTCATGCCCGCCACTCCGAATATCAGCAGTAGAGATGTTTATGGTGTGGCCAACAATGGCACAACGTCTGGCACTGTTGTGTTTAACGCTCCACTTAAAAATGCACAAAGTTTTTATTACAATCTAAACAGCATTGGGTCAATTGATCTATTGACCACACTGCGGTTTGATCAAATCAACAATCAATCGGTATTGGGATTCAACGCAACATACGGCGGCATTGATGGAATTACCAATTTGAATGGTCGTACTTTGATATTCACCAATCCCATCAGCGATGCCGAGGCCGGCGGTTGGCAACGCACCACTGGATTTGATCCACTGGTAGCCGGATCAGCCAACAACGGCTTGGCCGGCAGTTATGATACCACAACGTTCAGTCAAACAACAGATATTCCACCCGATGATAGATATCAAGTTTGGACCATTACCTATGTAAACAGCGGTGGCGTTGATTATATCAACCTCACCAAAACATCAACTATTGCAAATCTCAGTAAGTTTAATATCATATACGGCACCACGTACAGTAGCACACAATGGTACAAAGATGCCACTGGCACATTTCAACAAATTCCATTGTTGACAGCAGTGCAAGATACATTGTACTATCAGTCTGGCACAAACTCAGAAATTTTTGGTCGCATTCTTTTGGTAGAACCTGGAAACAGTGGTACGCTTGATGTTGACAGCATCATCGGCAAAAAAATATATACCAGTCCCAATGGTGTGACATTTACCAATGGACTCAAAGTACGATTCACTGGAGACGTTGTGCCCGCTAGATATGGATCAGGCACCAGCAGTTTCCAATGCACAGCCACCGAGGCCGGCACAAATTATATAACCTATTATAATGCCACTCATTTGTACGTGGGACAAGCAGTGGTATTTTTGACCCCAACCCTGGGTGGACTAGTGGCTGGCACAACCTATTACGTGAGATCAATTGCAGCCAATGGCCTCAAATTCACTGTGAGCACAGTTCCCAATGGTCCAGCAGTGATCCTGCAAAATGGCACCGGAACCATGAATTCAATTGCGGTCAGCAATCATGAATATTATGTGAGTGGAGTTGGCACGGCAATTGAATTGTTGCCGGTAGAAAACTTTGCTGTGTATGAAAGTTATGCAACAGATTACAACGACAGTACCATTACTGTTGAACCAGCAGACATAGATTATCTAACTATCAGTCGTGCCAGTCGAGATCTAAATGCATGGTCACGTAGCAACCGCTGGTTTCATATTGATGTAATCAATGCCACTGCCAAATACAATAATACAACTGCGGTAATTGACAATAATCTTCGTGCTAAGAGACCAATCATACAGTTCCGTCCAGACATACGTTTGTGGAACATGGGAACTCAAGGCAAAGCGCCAGTGGACATCATTGACTTCTCAGAGTCTGATGCATTTTCAAATGTAGAAGGATCAACTGGGTACACCACCGATGGTTATACGCTGGTTGAAGGTTCACGAGTTATCTTTGCCGCGGATGAAGATTTAAATGTGCGTGATAAAATTTATGTTGTGAGTTTTGCCACGCCAGATACTGTTCCTCCTTTGATCGCACAACCGATTATTGTGTTGACCGAAGCCGCCGATGGTGCTGTACAACTTGATGAATCCACAGTTTGTATAAATGGTACCACTATTGCTGGAAAAACATTCTGGTATGATGGTACTGCCTGGATCCAAGCACAACAAAAAACTTCGGTACAACAGGCCCCCCTGTACAATGTGTATGATACGGATGGTGTGAGTCTTGGCAATCGGGTCAAATATCAATCCAGTAATTTTACAGGATCAAAATTATTCAGTTATGCTGTGGGCGACACAACCATACTTGACCCTATATTGCAATTCCCATTGCAATATCTCAACATCAACAATGTTGGTGACATTGTGTTTGACAACAACTTGTATGTTGACACGTTTACATATACCACAGACAATGTCAGCAGTACCTATCCGATCAGTTCAGGAGCTGCCAGAGAATACACTGATCGAATAACATATCGCAAACTGATTGGTTGGCAAACTGCTGTGGTCAAACAGCAGATTTACCAACAATTTAAATTCACCTACACAGGACAAAGTCTTAAACTTGATATTGCGGCAATGGCACAAACATCAATTGCAGTTCCTGTGATAAAAATTTATGTTGGCAGTCAATTCATTGAACCCAGCATGTACTCTTACACTGTTGGAACAGACAGCACTGTTATTACCTTGACCAACACCTACTTGCCCACAGATATTATTGAAGTGCTGGTGTTGAGTGATCAAACCAGTAATGTGGGGTTTTACCAGGTACCAAATAATTTGCAAAGCAACCCGCTGAATGCAAACAGTCCAGCATTTACATTGGGAACCATACGCACACACTACGAAAGCATTTGCGAAAACTTATTGGCACTGGCTGGACCAATCAACGGCTCAAACAACAGCAGAGATCTTGGTAATATTGTTCCTTATGGTTTGGAAATTCTGCAACAAAGCGGCCCGCTGACCTTGGCTGGTTATTTCATGCGCAGTCCCAGTTACAACATATTTGCATCATTGCAATACAACAGTCGAGAATACATCAAATTCAAAGCACAAATGTTAGACGCTGTGTTGACCCAAAACAATATTGCTTTTAAAACCACAGCCACTATTCTTGATCAAGCCATACAGGACATCACACTGGGAAAAGTTGAAACCCAGCCATTTTATTGGAGTGACATGATTCCACAAGGTGTTACCTCTTACAGCAACACCTATACTGTGGCATTGACCACTGGACCTATATTCAACACTGTGCAGGTATACAATTACACATCATCAAATTATCTTGGTCTTTGTGTTTATCTGAACAATATTATTTTAACTAGAGATCAGGATTATGTTGTGGCCACTGATGGCCCACGCCTGACAATATTGACCACTCTTGCAATTGGTGATACTGTTACCATCAACGAGTACAGCGCCACCTATGGAAATTTTGTTCCTAACACACCTAGCAAAATGGGATTATACCCCAAGTGGCAACCTGAGATAACAACCTTGGTAACTTCAAACGGTACAGGAGAATTTATCATTGGTCACGATGGCAGTGAAACTCCGGTGTTTGGGGACATTCGTGACCAGGTGTTGTTGGAATTTGAAACAAGAATCTACAACAATATCAAACAAGATGGCAACCCAGTACCTCTCACTGTGGAAAATGTACTGCCCGGACAGTTCCGCGATACAGGATATAGTTTTGAAGAAATCAATAATATTTTTGCTGTTGACCTATTGAGTTACTGTGGTTGGAACAAGTTAGATTATAAATCTCAAACGTTCAGCGCAACCAACGAATTCACTTGGAATTACAGTAATACTACCAATCGACTCAACCAACAAAATTTACTGGGCGCTTGGCG